CAACTGGCCCATATCCTGCGGCATATCCAGCGCCAGAAGCGTTGAACGAGTTGTAACCCTCGATGGCGACCAACGGACGCAGCGACGAGTCAGACTGGGCGCACAGCCAAGCCCAACGACGTGGGTGCATGACGATGAGGTCTGCTGCTGCGTATCGTGCAGCGTTGACCTTGCCAAGACCATTGTGGATTGCGGCAACGAGGCTTGCGCCTGTGGTGCCAGTCCATGCTGCGGTCTGCACCGAAGTCGTGTTGAGGATACCGAAGTGGCCTCCAGCGGTTCCGTCACCAGAGATGGCAGAAACGTTGACCTTTGTTGCGTACTGCTGATACAGATCAGCCAGGAGGATCTGGCCGATGCCAGTTCCACGGTCGATGCTCTGACGGGACACAACCTGCTGACCAGCGAACGTGCGCACTGGGACAGTGAGATCGGACTCGGTGAACGTCTGGTTGGTAACTGCGGTGCCTTCAGTGGTCTGAGCGGCAACACCAGTTGCGGTAGCTCCACGAGGGATCACCATATTCATCCCTTGTGCCGGCAGTGCAACCTTGGTAACAGCCTCGAGGAATGGCCGGCCAGATGCAAGCGTTGCAGCGAACTGCTCAGTCAGGTACTGAGGAACAACAAGGCCACCGAAGTTGCCAGTCGTGGAACGGTACTCGGACAGTGCTTCATCACGGGCACGAGCAAGACGATCAGACGCAGCGTTGTCATTGCCGAACTTCGCAGCAATAGCATCGCTCAAAAAGTCGTGCTCACCGTCTGCACGGTAGGTCTTCTCTTCTGAAACAACACGGATATTCATCGGTAGAACTTCTTTTCTGACCTCAGCGGCCTTGTCGGAACGGGTAGCAAGATCCACGAGATCAGACTCACGAGCCTGCAATGCGGTGATCTTGTCATCAATCTCACGAAGCTCAGCACGAGCTGCGTCGAACTTCTCTGTTTCTTCAGCCGTCATATCTGAACGGCCTTCGGTTTCTGCGACAGCGAGGATTGCCTCAACTGCAGCTTGTGACGCATCACGCTCATCGAGCGCTGCTGCGATCAGGGTACGAATTTGGTCCAACATCTGTGGGCCCTTTCTTGTTTGAGGATTGGGTAACAGCTAGTGACTTCAAGTGGAATACATGTGCCAGGAGGCGGCATGTATGCCGGCTTGTTATCGGCGGGCTGGTATTGCTTCGAGTTGGCGTTTAGCCATCTCTACCGAGCGGCCTGCGGCCTGCCCAGAACCCTGTGCATCATCACTGCGGACCTTCGCCACCGTGGCAGGATTCGCAGGGTACGTCACCATCGACACATCGAACAGTTTGAGCTCGTAAATCTTCCGCTCCGAATAATCACTGTTCCACTCGTCACGCAGAACACGGAACGCAAAGGACATTTGGTCCATGTCGCCACGTTCCATCGCAGAACGCAACGATGCGGATAGTGGGTTCTGCGGGTCAAGCTGTGCGGTAACACGCAGGCCGATGTCATCAGACTCCAAGGTCATCGTGCCGGAGCGTGTGCGTGCCAGCGGTATGCCCTCATGGTTAATCAACAAACGCACATCGGCCTCGCCAGCACTCTTCGCTGCGGAACCCTTCACGATTGTTTCCATGAACCCGCCACGCTCAACATCGCCAATCGAGTAGGCGTAGTCATAAACGGTGGCGTAACCCTCGAGTAACGCACCACCATCAGGTGTTGCACGCACCGTAAGCTTTTCAAGCTTACGCACCTCACGCTCTGGCACATCCACACCATCAGCCGAGCGCATGTAACCATCAAGTACAGGTTGAGAGTCAACCATAGGATCAACCTCAACAACAGGTTCAGGATCAACCTCAACAACAGGTTCACCCTCAACCATTGGTTCAGGGTTTGTCATCAAGTCTGCTGGGATCACCCACAGTTTGCAAATGCCAGCAGGTGCAATGTCACCTGCAACTACTTCACAGCCACGCCCACCTTCAAAGAACACACAACTCGAGCACACCATGCCATCTGCAGCGTAAGGCGACACAGCAGCGTAGTGAGCGCCGTCAGCGTCAACACCCTGATTGTACTGGCCGAACAGTTCGACCAGGCTTTCAGTGGCCTCATACTGCGCCTTCTGGCGTGGGCTCAACGGGTGAACAGTTTCATCGATCATTCGTAAACTCCTATCGGCCTCAGCCGCATACAACGCTGCGATCTGACCAACCGCTTCTGCTTCGCTGCCGTGACAGCCTGACAAAGAATTATCATCATCTTTGCGAACACCCCACGGCTCAGAAATCGAGCAGCCCGCATCTTCTTCCACCACATGCCAAGGCATCAGGCAATGACCTGATCAGGTGCAAGCACAGGATCAGGAGTGACGAGCGGTGGCAGATCCTCATACGCTCTGGCCTCGTCAACTGTGAGGAAACCAGAACCGATACCAACAGCATGCGCCGCATATCTGGTACTGAGATCGGAGCGCAACAGCCCGTCAACATTAAACTTCACACGCTGCGAACGAGGCACCAGCGTCGACAACGCATCCTCAATCGGAATCAGATACGGCATCAGACCAAAGGACAACCAGTCAGCTGCACGCTGCTCACGGTTCGCATACGTCACCGAGCTACCAGATGCAGCTGCACCGACTAGCTCAGGTGGTATGCCGTAGATGCGTGCGATCTGCTCAACCGTAAACCGTTGCGAATCCAAAAACTGTGACTCGTCAGGACTGATCTGCACACGCTCATACTTCAAACCCGAACCCATGATGGCGGGTTCACGGTTGCCTTGTGTGGCATTGATGAACGCACCCTTGATGCCCTGTGCCTGCTCAGGTGTGAGCTCAGAGTCCGAGTAGATGATGGCGTTAGGGTTGCCGCCACTGTTGAAGAACTGTGCACCGAACTGCTCAGCGCTGATGCCTGAACCGATAGCCTGTTTGGCACTGCTGATCGGGCTCATACCCATCGGCATACCAGGCATTACAAACATTGGCATGTGCCACAACGGCCCGTTAGGCCAACGGTTGATGCGCTTCTCGTTAATCTGTGTTGTCCACTCGCCGTCAACGTGCCGCCACTGAACAGTGGCCGGGTCGAGAATCTCGACTGTGACAGGGAACCCGTTAACACCAGTCTCAGTAACCAAACCGTAGGCGTTGCCATCGAGTAGCAACGATGACCACAGCTGGTACAGCCATGTGGTGATGTTTACGTTGGGTGCTGGCGCACGGAACAGCGAACTGGCCGGCAACTGTGTACGACCACCGGGCCCATCACGGTACTGGTCGAGCGGCAACGTCGAACCAACACCCGCAAGGAGTCGCACGCAAGCCCACACTGCAGCCAAACGCATCGCCGAGTTAGCGTCAACGATTGGCGCACCAGTCCGCATACGCATCTGATTAACCGCAGCGATAATCGAATCAGGTGTGATCGCACGCTGCTCACGTTTAAAGAAACCCATCTCAGGCACCGTCAATCAGAAAGCCCACGATGAACATGGCAACACCAGCAACGCCAAGGGCAAGCACTGGTGAGAATAGAAACACTGCAGCTACAACAGCCATGATTCCAGCAATCTCCAAAAAGGTGGCAAGAGAATCTTTAAACATTGGCACCGCCCTTTCTTAGTAAGCGAAAACCTGCGGAAGCGTAGGCTCAGGAGCCTCACGAGCAGTAGCGCAACCCCACAAAGCTAACGTCACAGCAACCAGCGGTGAAATATCCACACTGCTCGACGTTCTCGACCACGCCCAACTGTCACCAAGCTTGCGAGTGTTAGCGCCCATGACCGCAGCGACAAGCTCAGCCTGCCCAGTGTGCGTAACACTCTTCGCCATCACAGCATCAAACAACCTTGTGCAAGCCTCGGAATACTCACGAGCCGAAGTGGTCCGCACGCTCAAACCAAGATTCTGCAGATCGGTGATGAACCCAGCCGACGGCCCAACACCATCAATGACAAACACGCTGCCAGGGTAACGATCAGCGAGCTCGATGCAACGTGGTATCAGCCAATCAGTACCGAGCCGACGATCCGCAAGCTCAACAGCAAACCCGTACTCGCCAGCTGGCGAACACGCAGCAACCGACACAGATGATCGATCAGGCGGCAAGTCAATACCGAACACAACACCATCAGTGCCAGGAGACTCGTCAACCTGCACAGCTTCCCAAGCATGCAACGGGATCTTCGCACTCAAACTCTGCGACTTCCACACCCCAAGACGCTCAACAGC